TAAGATTTTCGTCAATTAATTTAATACACGTATTTTTAATATTCTTAAAAAAAATTGTTTGATTTTCACTATCCGATTCAATAATAACCTTAACTAAAGATTTTTCATTTTCAGTTAGGTCAGAATATTTTTCATTAAATCTTCTAATAGCTATATCACATAAGACTTTAGTAGGTACTATGTTTTCAGAAATCGGTTCTTTTGATTTTGGTATGATAATATATTCTGCAATTTGTTTTTTACGATTAAATGTAGCATTAATGTTAGTATTTTTATGTGTAACTAAATATGAAATATTTTCATGAAGTTTTTCTAATTTTTCATCATATTTTTCATCTAACATTTTTTTAAATTCACCTAATAGCTTAACTAATTTTTTATTAGCTTCAATAATTTGTTTCGGAGAAAAACTTTTTAGTAAGGAAATGTTTTCATTTACATAATCTATCGCCATATTTAAATCTGGCTCAACTTTAGATTCTAAATTTTTATAAACTAAATATTGAGTCTTTAAAATTTTATCTTCTTTTAATGCCTTAATATAAGACTGAAAAATTTTTTTATTTTTATCAGACTTTTTTAAAATTCCTTCAATTAGAACTTCATTGAAAGCATTTTTTATTTTACCGAAATTTTGCATAACTAAATCTTTTCTAATAAATATAATATTTCTATAGAAAGTTAATCACTTCCTTTAAGTAATTCATCAATATCACCAATAATATTATTAATACCTTCATTAATTTTTATACTTTTATCATAAATCTTAGTAATTTCATCCTTTAAATGGTCTTCTTTATTTAATGAACCTGTTAATTTATCAAGAAAATTTTCTTGATATTTTTTTTGACGATATTCTAATTTTTTACTTAAAATGTGTTTTTTTTCAGTTAATATTTTTCCCGCTCTTTTAATAGTTTCTTTAGTCGGTGTTGCTTCTTCAGGTGAAACTGCTTCTTCAGAACCTAAATCTAATCCAGCTTCAGGTTCTTCATCACCAGCAGCTTCTTCACCTTCCTCACCGCCGAATTCTAGTTCTTTTTCACCAGCTCCGCCTATTTCAGAACCTAATCCGCCACCTAATCCGCCACCAAATCCACCACCAAATCCACTACCCCCACTTTTTTTACTAGTACTACCAATATCACCTTCTTCAGTATCAGTATATGGGTCATAGTTAGGGTCACCATAAATTTTATCAACTTTATCAAAAATACCCGTATGCTTAATAATCTTAGCGGTTTTTTCAAGCTCAGCTGCAGCTGCTCTTTCCATTCTTTGTTCAAGTAAATCTTGTTTAATTTCTTCATCAGACCATCCAAGAATATCACGTTTAGCTCTTGTCATTGACATAGCAGCAAAACCATTACCAGAATCTCTTACAGCTTCATTATATAATGTAATTTTAGATTGCAAATATTCAATTTTAAGCATTTCAGCTTGAGTAGATGGATTATTTAATGTAATGATAAAATTATCTAATTCATCTGTAAATCCTAGAATATATAAATGAATAATAGCAATTTTATTTAATTCCATAATTAATGCCTGTTGAATACGATTAATGGTTCTGGAAAATCTAATATCCTGTAAAGCTAAATTTTTACCGTCTCCATAAGCATCTTCATAATTTAAAAATGCTTTAGGAACACGTAAAGCAGTAAATAATTTCCTTTGCAAATATTGAATATCAGCAATCTCAGAAAGATTACTTGCACCTGGTAAGGTATCAATTGGGGTTGCAGCGTTTTCATCACGAACTGGAATAAATAAGTCTTGGTCTTGTGCTAATTGATTATAACGTAAATCCATCTGTCCTGTTTGTGGGTCTATAACTGGTTTACGTTTAAAACGATTAGCAATCTCATTTATATAAGGTTCAACATCCTTATCATCAATATTACCAACAAAAACTTTATAAATTCTACGCTCAGGTGCTCTAGTTACGCGATATATCAACATAGCATCTTCAGAAAGCAATAATTGTTTCCAAATTCTCCTAGCTTTCTCTAATAACGAAGTACCATACGGAAGCTTTCTATCATCACCTAATAATCTAAAATGAGCTATTTGCCATGAGTTAAATACTATATTTTTAGTTTTCCAATGAAATTTAACTCTATTATAATTACTTTGATTATCATTAGTTAAGACATCTCTACTTGCGTTCATTGAATTTAAAATATCACCTTCTCTCCTCTCCATCTCAAAATTAGGCATCTGTCTACAACCAATAATACCGTTTTTATCATCAGTATTTAAGTAAACAAAATTATCGCCATATTTACATAAATTACGAGCCCACATCGGTAAATTTGTGTGAATATCTAATCTATTAAAAAATAAATCTTCTAACACACGTTTTACACGTTTACTTTCAGAATAAATGTTAAGAATTTTACCTTTATTATTTACGGTCGTAGATTCTTCCATAAAAATATCCAATGCAGCTCCGATTTCAGGATAAAATTCCATAGATTCAAAATCCGCATACGAACCAATTCTCGTAACTTCATAATGAATTGATTGTTGAAACATTTCTCCATCAACCTTACGCCATAATTGCCCTAAATATTTTGCCTGCTGAGCTTGTAATTTAGCTGTTTCATATTCTGCTTTATCTTTGGTTTTAAGTAAAATCTCATTCCCAATATTATATTTATTACTACTATCCAGTGGTCTATTTTTATCATAACCATCAGGTCCAAATAATCTTGTTAATCCTTGAAATATTGTTAGTTTTTGAGCCATATAGTGATTTTTTTAGTTTATTATAATCATTTTTTTAAAAATATAAAGTTTATTTAACGTAATCACATTCCATGTACGCGTTGTGGTTATCGTTAATTATTTTATATACATAACCAGTTTTATTGTCATAACCTTGAGAATTTGGAATAGCGGTACATGATTCACCTTTGATTTTCCCTTTTGATTTAATTACCTTTTGATTGGCATCCATAGGCGACCACCTATAAACCATTTTAGGATTTACTTTCCTAATAAACACATTTTTATTTTTTAATCCCATAAATTTGTTTTTAAATAAATATTAACGCATACCACTAAATAGCCACAAAAATTCACCTTTAGGGTCTTGCATATTTTTAGCTATACTTGGAGTAAAATTTGGTAGTCCAGTACTCTCTTTAGTACCTTTTGGCACAAATCCACTTTTTTCTTTTTCATTTAAAGAGCTACTAGAAACCCAACTTTTTAACATGGCTTTTGTTTGATTTTCCAATTTTTCCAATTTCTTAAAATTTTGTTCCAATACCCATAAACACATTGCCAATGACATCAATAAATCATCATGACATCCATGCATATGGTCTGGTTTCCCATTCTTATAAACAAATGTTCTCATTTCAGAGGTCATTCTAACTGACCTAACTTTAATGGTATTTGTTCTAATAGCATATTCAAGATTTGCAATCATAGGTAAACGAACCGATTGCGCATTGAAGCCAGGTATTTTACCATTCTTAGTGTATTGATTCAAATCTCTACGATTTTTAAGCACGTTGCTACGTGGTTCATCATAATGCAAACGCTTATAACCAACTTCTAATAACTTTAAAATAGTTGAAACCCCTACACCAATAACGTCAACCACAGTATAAGCATTATATAAATTCCCATACTCTTCAACTATCTGTGCTAACAAATCTGGCGGGACCTTTCCTTTGTATTCCATCACTTGTTCCATTGTTGTGAAATCCACTATAACAATAGTTGAACTATCTTCACCATCACCACGGGCAACATCAACACCCATGATATATTGATGACCTTCAATCGGTTGTTCCCAAATCCAAAATTCCTTATTTTTACCACTAACCCATTTTGGGTCCATACAATTATTTTTTTCCTGAAATTCAATAAATTCTTCATCAATTACATTACCACCAGAACCTACAAATGAAACATCAAGCTCTTGAGCAATCATTCGCTTGTCATTATTCATACCACGACACATTTCTTCATACCAACTTGATGTTGGTTTCCATCCTTCATCAATTCGTTTCCTAAAAGATTCAAGTGTAAAAGTTTTTTCTTCTTCGCGAATAATATCATCACCATTCGGGCTTGATTTTAACCATACTAAATCTTTGTTATATCTTAAATCTTCATACCAATGCATTTCAACGATGTGAAAATCGTTGGTTTTATTTCTGGCACCATCAAATGTTTTCCAATATAATTCATCATATCCATTTGGTGTGGAAATTAAAGTAGCTTTACCACCAGTACCAAGTGCTGTAAGGGCTGCACCAAATACTTCAGCACCATTATCAATAAATGCTGCCTCGTCCATTATAAGGAATGTAGGTGTATAACCACGAAGAGCATCTTTAGATGTAGCAAGAGCTTTAACTTGCGAACCATTAGGTAAAACTAAATGCTTTTTAGAATTAGTTAAAAAAATTTCTTTACTCTCTTTTTCTACAGTTCCATAATAATTTGAACCCCAAACCCACCTTGGTAATTGAGATAAAAAATCTTTAATTTTAGCTAAAAATTCTTGTGCCATGTCTTGTTTATTGGCAAGAATTAATATTTTTTCGGGATTATCTGGGTCAGCCCAAGCCACTTTAACGGCGGCAAATGCTGCCGTAGTCGTTGACACACCAGCCTGTCTAGGCTTTGCAACGATAGAAAATCTGTGGTTCATGTAACTTTCAATTATTTCACGTTGTCTGGGAAATAATTTAAATGGTACAAAACCTTCTTGAGTTTTATCAAATGTTTTTAAATAATTTTCAATAATATATATTGGATTAACCAGACCCTTTGCAAATTCTTCTAATATTTCATTATTAGTCAACATATTTAGTTTTATAATAAATATGCTGATTATATAAAATATTATTTTTTGTACGGTTATAGCTATATTAAGCCATAATTTAGCTATTATTTCAAGTATTTCAGTCTAAGAGTATTTAAATATTCATTGTGCTTCTAGTAATCATTAAAAAATTAAATAAAATTAATTGATTATTATAAAAAAAAAATGCCTTGGATATTCAAGGCATTTTTAAAATCCTATTTGGTTCCAATAGTCTTCTAAATCATCAGTATTGTCAATAATATTAGAGCTTCGTTCGGATTCTTGTCGTCTTTCATCCATAACCCTATTAAATTCTTCTTTTTGTAAATCGATTTTAATTTTGGTTAACATTTTATTAACAATATCCTTACCAAGCTTTGTTCCAGCCATAATTTCACGCATATCACTATTGAATTTTTCTACTGGTAATGAACACAAATCAGCGTATAAATAGTGTTTAAGATGAAAATCTTCAGGTGGTATTAGTTTAGTTAATTTACTCCATAATGCAGGTCCTAATCGCATATCCCATGTTTCAGCTTTTAAATAATCAGCTTTACCTAAAACATAATTTCTTATTTTAGGATTTTTCGGTAAACCATGAGCAGCTAATAATTCCATCACTCCTTTAACTAATTCATGTATTAATACAGGAAATATCATCGCCTGTGCTTTGATTTTAGGTATTCCATCTTCGTTAGTAGGGAGTTCAAGTTTCACAATACCACCAGTTATAGCTGGACTGTTATCAATATTATCTACAATATAATACATATAATCAGCAGCTGACATGATTTTTCCATATTTTGTTGGTAGTGTAGGGTCAATTTTAGTTAAATCTTCATCAACCATATGAAACATATGATTTGTCTTCATGGCCGCACCTTGATTCATCGCATTTATAAATCTTCTTTTATAAACTTCAGAATTAGCTTTTGCAATATCTTCATGAGAATCAAAATCAACTTCATCAACTCTAATAGGAATGGCATTTAATTTAGTACCTTCCATATTTATATTTGGCGTCAATTCTGCTTCGATTTCAACCATGTCTTCTGGTATATTATATTCATCGCGAATCATTTTAATAGCCAATTCTTCCAACTCTTTTTTGTTTTTCTCTTCAATTTTCATGCATTCTTTAATCATTGGATACATTTCTTGCATGATTTTAACGTTATCAATATCATTCGTATTAAAATAACGTTTTACTTCACGAATAACTTCACCGAATCTTTCACCTATAATTTTTTCTTCAAAATGCAGTTCATCACTTTCAGGAAAAATTGGATGGTCACCTAAAGAATGTTTACGTTCTCTTAAATCCCTTTCTAATTTAGGTAACATTCTTTCTGAATGAGCTTCATCATAGCGTACACGACTCTCATTGAGGGCTTTATCAGTTTTTGTTTTACTGAGTATGTCCTGAATAAGTTTTTTATATTTTTCTTCTTTTTCCATTTTATGCTATTTTTAAACGTTTTTATTTAATTTTATGATATAATTTGCTAATGCGGCTTTAGTCATTCTAGGATTTTTATTTTCATTTAAATTGTTTATGTTACCTGAATTAATTGATTCTTCTTTTACTGACTCTGTTTGATTTGAATTTGAAGTAGAAATATTTTTAATGTCATTTATTAACATTCCTAACTTATCATTAGGTACGCCAATTAAGTCAGCGAATCTAACAATAGATTCATACTTTTCAACAGGTGTACTGATTTTAGATAATGCAGATTTAATATTTCCATTATCTGCTATTTTTTGAAATAAATCATCAACATCCTTTTGAAATTTATGAGTAATTCCATTTTGATTATTATTAGTTGTACTAGTCGGTGAATTAATATCTTCACCTATTTCTTTTTTTGGTGACAAATTAGTTTGTTTATTTAAAATAAAACTTTTAAACCAATCATAACCATAAGTCAAATTATGGTCAAAACGATAAACAGCTATATCAATTTTACCATTAGGATATTTTCCCCATACATACATCCATTTAATACCATTAACTATAAAAGGAGTTTCTCCTTCCATATCTTTATAATATTCAACAATCATAAGGGTATTATTATTAATTTCTTTTTCTTCATTAACTTTAGACGTTTCTGAATTCCCAATAACATATAATTTATCATCAGGTTTCATATTATTTTTAACTACTTGCATATCCTTAATATCGGTTATATAAATTTCCGATTCATTAATTTTATTTTTAGATTTTTTCATGTTCCTGAACTTTTGTTAGAATTAATCTTATATCCCTTTCATAAAGTTTATCTTCAACATCTTCAAGTGTATCTCCAAACTTAAAAAATATTCTAGACTCTGGATATTCATCATAATCATCTATGTTTTCCCAAGCCAATGCAATTACTCCATCCACTGCATCCCAAACACTAAAAGTATCACTCTTCTGAATAATATCAAATTTTATTTCAGAAGTTAATAAACCTACCGCTTTAATGAATTGTTGGCTCGGCGGTTCTGGTTTACCTGATGCGGGGTATTCATCCCATGCTTCACCATCCACTCCTTCGGTAGAATTTGAAAAAAGGAATTCATATATAAATTCACCTTTCCAATTCTTACCTATTTCATTAATAAAAATTAAATATAATTTTTTTTTATCCATTTTTTCTAGCTTTTGGGTTTGGTGATTCACCTGGTTCTGGTCTCCAAATTCTTTCACGTCTTGGTCTTGGATTTTTTACTGGTTCATCAGTCCTAGGTTTTTTTATAGTTTCTTCATCTGGTTTTTGAGGATTTGTGGTTATATTGCCTAATATTTCTTCAATCATATTATCAATATTAAACGTTTCATTAATTCTATTCATAATAATATTATTTAATTCATCTTCAAATATACCACTTTTTTTAGAATTTTTCAACTTTTCATTATTTTTTTTATATGATTCTTCAGTCGGCGACCAATCTTCACTATTTTCAGTATTTTCATCATTTTCTTCATCAGATGATTTTACAGGTTCTTTTTTATTTTTTTTGTTATCTGTTGGTTTTGATTTATCGTCATTTTCATTATCATCTTTATTATTGTTTGTATCGACACTTACATTATTATCATCTTTACCAGCAGTTTTAACTTTCTTAATAATTTTTTTCTGGTCTTCTTCATCCATAATACCGCTATGTGTTGCAGAAATTATAGAATTAATTACAAATTTTTCTAATTCAAAATCTGGATTACCTTGTTCTTTATTATATTTTCTTAAGGAAGTACCTAATTTTCCTGTTAATTGCTGAATGAACTTTTTAGGGTCATCTTCTTCTGAAACTTCAACTCCAGCATCGAATGGTTTATCATTAAATGGCTTATCCGAATCATCAGCCATTTCATTGTCTGATTTATTATCAAATGATTTGCTATTATTATCAGTATTGTTAAAATCAGAACCACCTTTAGAATCAGAAAATGCTGGCTCTTGAGGTGGTTCTGATGTTGGGTCTTTTATTTTAAGTTTATATTTAACTTCGTCTATTTCAGTTTCGCTTACAGTTTTTTTTTTTCGTCTAAAGCACCAGCTTCAGGACTTCTTCCATAATATTGTTGTTCTCTAGATGCACGTTCATAATCCTCATCACCATATTCTTCATCATCATAGCCTTCTTTAACTGAATTATAACAAGTTTCGCAAGATAAAATTTCATCAACAAGATAATTAGCTTCTTCTTCAGTTAAATCAAATTTTTTTTGAAGTTTATCTTTTATTTTTGACTTTTGAGCATCATTAAGCTTTATTGTATCATCAAAATCATCTGTATCAGATTCTTTTTTATGTTTTGTATAGTCAGCTTTGTCAACTATTTTATCTGAATCGTCTTCTTCAACATATTCATTTTCTAACATTTCGTTGGTTTCTTCTTCAGTTTTAAAACCATAAGAAAATGCGCCTTCTTTCATCAATACATTATTATCGTAATCATGTTCAATACCATAAGCTTCATCTAAACTCATTAATTTAAGTTTTAAATGTTTAACAGCTTTGGCATATGATTCAAAGACATAATCATTTTTATTTTTAAGCCCACCAATATATTGAAAATCTTTTACAGTTAAATTATTTTTATCTTCTGCAATTTTAATGTAATATTTATAATTTTCTCTAACAATACCATAATTTTTACCATCTGCACCTTTATGATAAATTTCTAATACAGAATTAGAAACATTTTCGTTAATAACGGGATTAATTTTCCCCATTAATTCATGTATTCTATTTAATTTATCTTGCCCTTTAAGACTTATAGGATTAATCATATCTTTTTTCATTACAATTTCTTTTAAAATAAAATTATTTGTCTATAAATATGTAGTAATTTTAATAAATTACATTATTTAGATTTTAGTCGGAGGTGGAGTAGGCAGTTCTTTTCCCACATTAATTAAGTAATAACTATCATTTCCTTCTAAAAATGCACTACCACCTAATTGAGGCATATCTTCAGTTCCAGCATATGATACACCTGTTGTCGTATTAATTGGTGAGCCCAAAACATAAACATCATTACCTGAAATACTTTTCACTAAAATTGTAATAAGAAGCCCTGCATTCATGTAAACGTATGTCCCATTAATTACAGCACTAGTATTAGCAGTAGCCAAAACTTGAAAATAAGTATATTTACTAAAATCAGCATCAGCGGCTGAATGTATTATTGTTGGAACTTCGTTATGAAGTGACATAAATTTCTATTTAATTAAATTGTTATTTATTAATAAATATCATATAGAATTTAAAATATCATAAGCTTGGTCTTTAATTTTCATAAATTTATTAATATAACCACTTCTTCTTAATACTTTAAAAACAATATTTTCATATGAAAATTCACCTTCTTTTTCAAGACCCGCTTTACGCATTTTTTTTATTTTTTCCCATAATTTTTCAGATTCATTCACAACTCTTTCATACTTACCTTCATGATACATTTCAATAATATCATCAATTTTGGTCATTAATTCAGATGCTTTTTTCTTGATTAAAATTTTATCAAATCTTGGCTTCAATTTATTTGGTTTTATAACCCATTTATTATATTCTAGCGAATAAACACCAGTAGATGTATGCGGTTCATTTATATCTTGAGCATAAATTTCAACCTCAAAACCGTAAATTGTTATATTATGAGTATCATTCCATATTTTTCTTTTTGAATCTAAAAAATCTTTAACCAGTTCTTCATTTTCATTAATGTCCTGAAAATTAAAAATAATATGTAAATCAATATCTGAGTATTCTGACCAATTATAATTTGCTAAACTTCCAGTTAACGTTACATCTATAACTTCAACCCATGGAATATCTAAAAATTCAACAAAATCATCAGCAATTTTCAATAATTGTTTTCTAATTTTAGGGTCAATTTTATCTTCAGATTTCCATATTTTCGAGTTTAATGTATTTCGCATTACAAAAGAACTTAAATCTACTTCTTCTGGTTTTACTATTTCGGAAACACCTCTAAGCTCTTCAATTATGATGTTTTTTAATGATGCCATACTAAATTACTTTTAATATAAATATTCAGACGATAAATAAAAAAAGCCCTGATTCAACACCAAGGGCTTATTTTTTTTATAAAATTATGAAGATTAAACAGCAATTGGCATCTTAATGGTTGGATATGATTGGTAATCTAATATTTTTATGTCTTCATATTTATAATTAAAAATACTATTTACTTCAGGATTTAACCATATTTTAGGAAGAGGGTATTTGTGTGGGTCTCTAGTTAATTGTTCTCTAAGCTGTTCAATATGATTAGAATAAATATGGCAATCACCTAACATACCAATTAATTCTAATGGTATCATATTAACTTGTTGTCCAACCATATGTAATAATAAAGCATATGATGCTATATTAAACGGGATTCCTAATCCAACATCACAACTTCTTTGGTTCCAAGATAATGATATTCCGCGAGTTGGAATATTATTAGTAGTTAACTTAATATCAATAGAATCATCAGATTCACTAAAACTATTCATATATCGCTTAATATATATTCCCATACGCTCTTCTCTCGTCAATTCTCTTGTCCAAAACTGAAATCCATAATGACACGGCATAAGTCTCATTTCATCTAAATCACTTACATTCCATGCATTCACCATAATTCTACGGCAATCTGGAAATTTAATTAAACGGTCAATTATATATTGTATTTGATTAATACCTTTAAAATATACTTTTTCACCATCTATGTTTTTCATATAACCACCCCAATCAACCCATTGTTTTCCATAAATAGGACCTAGATTACCATCTTCATCTGCCCATTCATCCCAAATAGTTACACCATTATCATTAAGATATTTGATATTAGTATCACCTTTTAAAAACCATAATAATTCATGAATTACTGATTTAACATGAATTTTTTTTGTAGTTAGAAGTGGAAATCCTTCACGCATATCAAATCTAATCATTCTCCCAAAAACTGATTTGGTGCCCACATTCGTTCTATCTATTTTATCTATTCCGTTATTAATGATATCTTTTAATAACTCATGATATGTTAAATCAACATTATTCATTTTAAAAACCTTTCATTTAATTTTTTTTTATTAGTTTATTCCATATGTAAAGTATCTTATCATTACATTTCTAATTCGTTCAAAATTTGTTGGATTATACATTATAGGCGTAAACATCAAATTATAAACGCCTAAAGCATATGGTGGATTATTTTCTCTTCCATTAATAATCATAACATCAAGATTTTTTTTGAAAGTTTTTTCAAATTTAGGTATATTCCGTTCATCCTCTTGAATACAACATCTCATTTTTGCTGTTACGGTATAAAATGTATTACCTTTATATTCTAATACTGGCATTAATGCTATTGGTAAGTTATAATCTACGATTATTTTCATTAATGGTAATAACAAATTTAAATCATCTTCAGATTTTTCAGATTCTATTAAATTCATAACATGATTATGAAAAAGTAATGCTGCCCTAAGAAAATAATCATTACCATCATAAACCATTTCATATGGGTTATTCTTAATAAAATCCTTTGCTAATTTATCGAGTAAATTAAAATCATAAAAAGGATTTGAAGGTTTAATAAAATTTAAATCTCCTCTAAATTTAAAATTTTTAGTGATATTACTCATTGTTAGTTTTTTCTTTAATCTCTTTTAATTTATTAATGAATAATTCTATATTTTCAAGTTCTTTAATATCGATAGAATTTTTCTTTCCATAAGAATTTATTAAAACTGTCATAGCGGTTATAAGATTTTTTTCAGCTATTAATATTTCTTTTGTTTTAAATTCATTTATTTCTTTTAACAAGTCAGCAATGTCAATTAACCTAAGTTTTTCAAATTTATAGACATTTTTGATACGTTTATTAAATTCTTGCCCCTGACTTTCTGCTAGTTCAAAACGAGCATAATCAGTAGGTTTAACATTATGAAAAACATATTGTTCACCTCTTTTAAATGTTATAATTAAATCATTTGTATTTTTGTCCCAGCTAGAAGCTAGAATATTGGATGATTCATATAATACATCCACTTTATTTCCATTGTCATTACGTTTAATTAACATACTTTTAAATTATTTTTTATTATTTATTATGCGTTTTATATGAGATGACGTTTTCTAAATTAAAAATTTTTCCAGTACTACTTAGAGTATTATTAACATTTGTTTCATCTAATACTACTATTAAGTAATTTCCAGTTATAACTAATCCAGCATCATCAAACTTTAAAACTTGGGTAGCATTAGGGGTCGAAGGATTTTTACTGATTTCTTTATCTTTTTCAATTCTAATTTTAACCTCAACCATAGAATATTTCGGAACTTT